GCCGGGTTTGACCGCTATTCTTCCGATGCGGTTCTGCACCGGATACGTTGGACTGAACATGTCGAGCGCGGTCATCGTGAATTCAAATGCAACGATCATTGGACTGCAACGCTGTCGCGCTGGTTCATGAAAAAACATCCGAGCATGAGTGGATTTTTCGAGATTAGGGTGCTGCGGAGTGCGCGCTTTTACGGGGATGATGAGGAATGAGACAGAAATCAGAAATGCGGTCTTATCAGAACCGCATCGCTACGGCGCTCTATGAGTCCGACGAGAAGATCGCGGTCGCTCGGCCGGGCGGCGGCAAGACCGTTGCGGCGCTGACCGCGATCCAGGAGTTGCTCCGCGACAAGCATATCCGGCACGCGCTGGTGATCGCGCCCAAGCGGGTGGCGCGTATGGTATGGCCGGACGAGATCGCGCTATGGGCGCACACCGCCGGGCTGTCTTACCAGGTGCTGACCGGCACGCCGCAGCAGCGGTCGATCGGCCTGGCCGAGGCCCACGCCGGCGTCTACGACATCACCATCGTCGGCATCGATATTGTCGAGTGGCTTGTCGAGACCCTGGTCAAGCTGCCGGAGGATTCGCGGCTGTTCGACTTACTGGTCATCGACGAAGTGTCGCGGCTGCGTAACCCTTCCGGGGTGCGGGCGCGTCGGCTGCTGCGCTACGCCAAACGCTGGCGCATGGTCTGGGGCCTGACCGGCACGCTGCGACCGTCCGGTGCGGAGGATCTGTTCATGCCGGCCACGGTGGTAACCCGCGGCAAGCTTTGGGGAAAATCGTTTTACAGTTGGCGCAAGGACCGCTTCTACCCGCTTGATTACAAGGGCTACACATGGGCGCCGCTGCCGGGAGCGGAGGAAGTCATCAATAAGCAGTTGGCACCGTTGTGCGTCACCCTGCGCGACGACGAGCTGCCGCAGCTGCCGGAGCTGTCGATTCTGTTCGATCGCGTCGAGCTGCCCGCGGCCGCCCGCAAGCAGTACCAGGACATGGAGGAGAAGCTGATGCTGTGGGACGGCGGCGGCGAGGCCGTCCTGGCTGCTTCCGCTGCCGTCGCGACCGGCAAGCTCGCGCAGATTGCCAACGGTTTCGTCTACGACGACGGCACAACCCTGCGGCTCCACGGCGAGAAGGAGCAGTGGGCAGAGGACATCATTGACGACGCGGACGGGCCGGTACTGTTCATTTACGAATATCGCCAGGATCTGGAAATGCTGCGTGGACTGCTCGGCCAGGATCTTCCTTACCTCGGTGACGGGGTCACCGACGCGGCATCTGATCATAACATCACCCGTTGGAATGCGCGGGAGCTGCCATTCATGGCGATGCATCCCGCCAGTGGCGGACATGGTTTGAATTTACAGCACGGCGGCTGCGACATGGCCTGGATTTGTCCGACCTGGTCTCCTGAACTGTGGGAGCAAACAATCGCCCGCCTACATCGTTCCGGTCAAACCAAACCAGTCATCGTCCGCGTCTGTACGGCAGCCGACACAGTGGACGACATGAAGATCGATCGCGTGCATAGGAAAATGACGGCGCAGCAGGCGTTCGAAGCCTACCTGCGGCGCCATCAAGTCGTAAGGGATCGTCAACGGGTCAGAGCGTAGCAGCCCGTTCCAGGTTAAGCACCAACTGCGCGGTGTCGTCGCCGAAATCATTCTTTATCAGGATGTCGGCGATCTGTTTGTTGAGCTGGAATAGCTGATCGCGGTTGACCCTGTAGCGGGCGTGGACGTCGCCGGTGTTGACGTTGAGGACGACGGTGTCGCGCTGGGGAATGGTCAGATAGACGAACCGCACTGGCGGCATGGTGGGCCTCGTTATCCGTTTGAAGCGTGAAGCCACCACCATACACCTCCGCTATTCCTGATCTAGCGCGCGCCGCGCAATAACCATGCATGTGTCGGCGTCGACATCATGCAAGGCCGCGATCTCGCGGAGCGCAGCGCGCAGCTTTTCATTTTTATCCGCCAGTCGCATAAGCTCGTGCATGCCGATCTGGAGCTGTCGTTCGATTTCGGTCAGCGCCGCGTACATTTCCTTTTCGTGGGACATCACGGTGCATCCATTTCATTTCTGTTATCTTCGGTGCATTCGCGAACGAGTGGTCGAACACCAACCAGGCGTAATCGCTTTTGCCACCGCCAACCTTGCCGCCCGAAGTGATAACGCTGCCCGGCGGCATCGACGGCCGCGGGGTCAGCAGCCATACGCGCCGCAGTGGCAGTTCTTCTAACCAGCGGGCGGCATTGAGCCGGGCGGTTGGCATTATCAGCGCCACCTTGTTGCGGGCGCGTTTAAGCGCATGCTTCGCGAACTCTTCGAAGATATCGAACGGTGGATTGCTGACTATATTGTTTGGGGTTGTGATGTTATTGAGCAGAAAATCCTGCACGTCGCCGCGGCCGCGACGATCGACCAGGTCGGCGCCATGCGCTAAGTATCCAGCCTTGACGGCGGACTCGATGATTCTGCCGAAGCCGCAGGCCGGGTCGTAGATATCGCCGGTGAAATGCTCTTCTTCGAACAGCCGCTCACTGACCCAGACTGGCTCGACGTAGTGCTCGTTGACGCGGGGATAGGCTGCGGCGCCGGCGGTGTGGGTCCACGGCTGGCTCATCGCACGTCCTCGTTCCATTTCCACTTGCCGTCGACCCAATGGCCGTTTACCGGATCATCACATTGGGTGGCGCGCACTTCCCTGGCGGACGTCCAGCGCGCTTCCAGGTCTTTGGCGTAGGCTAGTGCCTCGGCTTCGGTCTCGCAGCGGATCGCGTTGTCGTACCATTTCGGGTCGTTGTGGACGCGCACCTCCGGTTTCCAGGCCATCAGGCGCTCCCCTGAGTGTCTTGCAGCAGTGCTGATGCGTTGCGCGTCATTTCCTCGTCCACGTCCTTGAACATCTGGTTCATCACCGCGGACAGCTCGGCCATGCCGATCTTCGCCGCCGCGTCGATGCTCATGAACGCCTGCGCGCCGCCCATGAAGTAGGCCGACCGCATGGCGCTGATTTGGTCTTCGCCGGATCCGGCTTCGCGCAGGCAGCCGGCGAACGCGGCCCATCCCGCTTTCAGTGAGACGTCCGGGTCGAGTTCGCCTTTGATGACCTTGAAGACTTCAGTCATGGACTTTCTCCAGCTGCTTGGTGCCGAGGTCGGCGGCCAGCTCGTCGAGTGCCGCGGTGGTCGGCGTCGGCGCCCGGTCCAGCTCGTTGACGCTGGCGACAAAATCCTCGGCGCGCCGCGTCAGCAGCCCGATATTAGCCATTTGCGTGGTCAGCTCGACCAACATCTTGTGCAGTCGTAGGGATTCATGACGGTAGCGATCGCGTTCCTCGACCATCATCTGCACGCGATCGTGCTCGCGGTTTAGATCGATTCGGTATTGCTGGATGGCCGCGTTCGCGGAAATGAGATCGTCGTGCATCTGCGTGACCTTGGCGAGCGCCGCCACACGGTGGTCGTTCTCGATGTCGGGCAGGGGGCGTGCTTGGGCCTGTCTCGGTGCGTTCATGGGATGGTCCTCGGTTAAGTGAGAAGTTCGCTGCTGCGCCGGATACACTATGTGGCGCAGCAGCTTGGCAGCGGATGCGCTACCTACGCGCCGCCTTTTTCGGAGCCGTTCGCATAGGCCATAGATGGTCGGGTGCATCGTGGCCGATCTCTTTCAGTTCATCTTTGAGTAGCCGGTAAGTGTCTGCGGGGAATTGCTTTCCCGCTCGCCAGTTATAGACGCCGTTCTCCGAAGTTCCGGTCAGCTCGGACATCGCCTCGATGCCGCCGAGCGCGTCGATGATTTCAGATGTCGTTCGTAGGGTCGTCATGGAATCAGTCCTATCTCAACATTTTTGAGGGTGCAAGCTTGTATCTCAAAATAGTTGAATTATAGTCGGGTGCAATGGACCCTGAATTCAGACTGCGCGAGTTGATGCTGGAGGATGCGAAGGTCTATCGCATCCGCAACCAGATCGCGGAGAAGACCGACCCGCAGTCCAATAAAAATAAGGCGTACAAGTCGAAGGCGAAGACCAAGAAGACTGTTAAAGTTGAACCGGACGAACACTCAACAGAGGAACCACCCAAATGAGCCGTTTAATCGGCGCCGCCATGGCGGCGTTGTTATTCACCGTGCCGGCACAGGCTTCGTCTGTCCTGCTCGGCCTCGACCCGACGCCGTGGGTTACTGACACGGCGACCACCATCACGCTGTCGGACGCCGTGCCGTCAGGTAATCAGGTGCAGAACCTGCCCTGCATCATCTGCGGCGCAAACCAGCCGCAGCAGCCGGCGCTGTTTGGCTACAACCTGTTCGGCAACACGGGGAATGCCAATACGGTTAGCTTCTTTTCGACCGCTACAGTTGGCGGCTCGCTCGCCCTCGACCAGTTTGCCGGAGCTACTGGATACTCCCTCCTCCCAGGATCTCCCCTTCTCAATGCTCTCGGCGGGAATCTCAGCTTCAGTGTCGGCCTCGACGTCAACGATACTAGTCAGGCTCAGACGCTGGAGAGCTTCTGGTTTCTGAACTTGACGACCCACACCGTGCTGTCGGTGTTCAGCCCGGGGCCGGGCGGGACGCTGGTGCCGGACATCAACAATGGGACGGGATTCCCGGACTACACATTGAGCGGTCTCACGCTGGCCGGCGTCAATCCGGGTGATCAGGTTATCTTCTTTGCGCGTATCACTGGCGCAAACGACGGGCCGGATTCCTTCTTCATCCAGCCGCAGGTGGCGGCTGTGCCACTGCCGGCGGTTGGCACCGGCTTCCCCATGCTGATCGCAGGGTTAGGTGGCTTGGTCGCACTGCATCGCCGTCGGAAGCAGCGGTTGTTGCAGGCGTGATCGAGCGGTTCCGGCGGCGTGCATGTGTAGCGCCGCCGGACCAAGCTTCAAAAATGCAAAAAAATTTTGGGCGGTCTAAACGGTGCTGTGGGTTTTGCTAATAGGATCGGTCTGGGCGATCACCGGATACCCGAGCAAAGAGGCGTGCCTCGAGGCGTCGAGGACGACCGACTTGGGTTACGTCACACGGTGCGTGCCGATGCAGAGCACCGGCACGGTGGTGTCTGGTCACCGTTAATTACCAACCGCCAGTTCCAAATGACGGCATAGAAAAGCCGCCACCCCCGCCGAGGTCGAAGCCGCCGCCGCCACCACCACCCCAGTCCAGGCCGGCGCCGATGTTGCCGCCGCCCCAACCCCAGCCGTTCAGGATCTGCGGCGAGATCGGTGACAGGCCGCCGATCGTTGCGCCGGATGCCGCGCCGCTGTCGAGCAGCGGGCTCGAGAAGGTGGCGTTTTCCACAGGCGGCAGCATCCCCGCCATGGCGATGCTGCCGCCCTGACTGGCGCCCTGGCCCGGGATCGATCCGGTGGGGATCGAACTCAAGCCCGCGGGCGCAAGCGACAGCCCGCCGGCGGTACCACCGGCGGGGCCGGCAGGCTGCGCCGGAAGCACCGGCAGGGCATCTGCCGGCGGGGTAGGCGCGTCCGGCGCAACCCGGCTTTGGTCTTTGTAGGCATCGGTCAAGGCCTTGGCGATCTCCGGCGTCATCGCCGGCTGCTGGCCCTTTGGCTGCTCGCTGATGCGTGCCGCTTCGTCCTGGTGCAGCTTCTCTGCGGCGGCTCCGGCCTGCTCGACCGTGTCGAATTTGCCGAGATGGTTGCCGGTTTCTACGTAACGCTGACGCGCGTCAGCGTCAGACATTACGCGGCCGCCCTCGGCCGGCACGGTAGGAATGTTGACCTCCTTGCCTTGGTCCTCCACGCCGATCGTTCGCACGGTCGAGATTGAGCCGTCTTCGTTCTGCACGGGCTTCTGCTGCAGCGGGTCGAGCGTCGGGGCATTGGGATCCACCGCGGGCGCCGGCGCCATCCGCTTGCTGGCGCTGAAGTCGGTGGCGCCTGAGGTGCCGAGGTCGCTGCGCTTGCCCACCGCTGCTGGCTTCGGCGCGCCTTCCTTCACCGCGGCGTCGAACTGCTGCTGGGTGATGCCCATCTTCGGCAGGTAAGGCTGCACGCCGGCGGCGATCTGGCCGCCGACGAAGGGCGTGTTCAACGCCTCGCGCAGCGTCTTGTTGCCGATGAAGTCCGGCACCTGACTGACCTTGCTGGGGTCGCCGCGTTTGACCAGCTCGATCACCTTGGTGTCGAGCAGCGCGTGCGCCGGGTTAACCGCGGGCGCAGCTGGTGGCGCCGGCTTTGCCACTGGCGCGGCAGGGGCAGGGGGTGCCACTGGTGCTACCGGGGGTTTGACCGGCGCCGCCGCCGCGGGCGCAGCGGGAAGAGGTGCTGCCGCCGTAGGTGCTGGTGTTGCGGGTTTTGCGGGTTCTGCGGACGCCGTTGCGGGAACGTCCGGTGAATCTTCTGGCAACAATTGTTCCGGCTCGGTCGCCGCGATCGCGGCAGCACCCGGCGGCGGCGCACTTGGCGTGGGTGCCGCTGCCGGGGCCGCAGCCGGCGCAGGTTTCGCTTCAGCTTGCGGGGGCTGGGCGGGAGCTTGCGCCGGAGCTGTTTTTGGTGTCGCCGCTGGATCCTGTTTGCCGCCCCAGTCCTGGGCCGCGGTCGTCCCAGCCTTGGGATCCTTGTAATAGTTCGGGTTGTCGAACGCCTGCGCTTCCTGGCCACGGCGGATGGTCAACCCGTGCAACGGCTTCTTGGCGCCGGATGCGTCGGTGACCTTGTCGTACTGGACGAAGATGTCCTTGGCCTGCTTCCAGTCGCCGCGCTTGACCGCGTCGGCCAGGCCGGTGCCTTTCAGCGCCGCGCCGCCGGTGTTGAAGCCGAGCGAGGCGAGCGAGTTGCGGATCGCCGGCGGGGTGTTGGGGTTGAGCGCATCGATCGTCGCCAAGTGCTTGCTCAGTTCGGCGTTCATCTCGGCCCGGGCGGTTGGCTCGTCGATCGTGGTGCGGCCGTTCGCGGCGGTGCCGTAGCCGATGTTGGTGGTGCCGTAGTCGGCGAACGCCTTGTTGGTGAAGTTCTCTTTCTTGGCCACCCACTCCGATAACTCCGGCGGTACGCCGGTTTGTGCAGGTTGCGCAGTTTGCGCACCTGTTGCTGGGGTTTGCACACTGGTTTGCGCACTTTGCGAGAACGATTGCCCCTTAAACCCGGGATTGATCTGGACGTGCGGCGCGTCACCCTTGACCGGGAAATGCACGCCAAACTGGTCCTGGTTGCCGGCCTTGAGCCACTGTCGGAACGGGCCGTCCGGCAGGTCGCCGGCGCCGCCGTGCTGGTGCTGCGACCGGCCTGGCGGGGCGGCGATGCTCTTACCGTCGGCTTTGTACTTGTCGTAGTAGACCTGTTGCACGTCCTCGCCGCGGGAGAACTCGCCGTACTGGGCCTTCTTGCCGGGGTTGGCTTTCTCGAAAGCCTCGCCAGCGGCGCGCAGCCGGGCGGCCAGCTCGGGATCGATGCCCTTGTACGACCCGGCCGCGGTCAGCGGTGCGTCGACGATCTTGCCGTCCTTGATCACGCTATGGTGGCCGCCGCGTTCCTGCAGGAAGGCGAGGTCGGCTTGGTAGCCCGGGCCTTCGGCCGATCGCTCGACCGGCGCATTGAGCCTGGCGCGGTTGGCGCCCGGGCCTGGCGGCCGCTCCGGCATGGCCGGCGGTGTCGGCGGCTGCACCTTCTGCTGCGCCTGCAGCTTCTGCTGCAGGGCCTTGTCCTTGGCAGCGCCGAAGCCGCCCGAAATCGTTTCGCCGATGCTGTCGTCACTCTGCATCGGCCGCTGCAGCGACGAGGTGACCTGGCCGACCAGCGGCTGCACCTGCAGCGGCTTCTGCTCGTCGACGTGGATGCTCTTGGCGCTCGGTCCCTTGAGCAGACCCTCGATGAGCTGGGTGATCTGGCTCGGTGGCGTGCCGGGCGGCACCAGCCCGAGGTTGACGCCGAGCGCGTGCAGCGCCCGCGAAGTGTCATCGCCGAGCAGCGGCTGCTTGCCGGCGATCATTGCCTGCTTGCTCTTCTCGCGCTCGAGCGCCTGTTCGTCCATGTAGGCCATTAGCGTCGCGGCCCCGCTAGTGGTGGTCCGCCCGGCCCGGATGCTGCCGCTGAAGCGGCAGTGATCGCCGCCGCCAGGTCAGCGATGCCGTAGTCGCTTTGGTAGGGCCGTCCCGCCAGTGCGTTCAATGCGGTCGGCGACTGCATCGCCCGGCCGCCGATCGCTCGGCGGGCCGGCCCGAGCAGGTAGCCTAGCGTCATGCCGGCGGTTGCGCCGCCAGGAAGGCCGGTCGCGCTGCCGACCTGGTGACCGATCGCGGTCGCGGTCATCGATGCCGGAATGTCGCGATTGATTTGGCCCATAGTCTGGCCGAGGCCGCCCTGCCGGGTGGGCGAGTTCAGCGCCTGCGCGATCATTGCCAGGTCGTCGATCCGACCGCGCTGCGGTCCGGCGATGACGTCGAGCGATTCCGGTGTCATGCCCCTGATCCGGGTGGCGAACTGCCGCGGCCCTGGCGCGCCCTGGTTCGGGTTGTTGATGGTCTGGTTGCTGATCAGGCGTAGGAGGTCGCCGAATGTTTGGTCGAGCGGCGTCGGCCCCTGGCCGCGCATCTGCGGCTGGCTGGTGGCTTCCAGCATGCGCAATCGCTGCGGATCCTGTTCGCCCTGCTTGAGGTAGTTGTAGCCGGACGCGGCATTGGTGCGGGCGTTATCGGCAACGGCAGTGAGCTGTTCATGCGGCCCGCCCTCGCCCATCGCCGCGGCGTAGCGTTCCTGGACGCGGTCGAAGGTCTGCGGTGGCACGCCCTGTTGGTCGGCGGTGTCGCGCATCACTCCGGTGGCGGCATCCTCGGCTTGGCCGGCATAGCGGCTCGGGATCGGGTCGTAGCCTTCGCCCTTGATCCTGGTGTCGGACCGGAAGTCCTTGACCTGGTTGTAGGTGCCGCGGGTGTCGATGATGTTGCCTTGGGCGTCGACCGGCAGGCGGCTTTCGATCGCTCGAATGCGTGCGTCCAGCGGCCCTGCCGTACCGGCGTAGGTTTCATGTGACGCTTGCCGCAGCGCGCTGAGTACGGGCAACCATTCCGCCGGACTGCCCGGACCGACTTGCTGCGCCAGAGCTTCCTGGGGCGCGGCCACCCGGGTCCGTAGCTCGTCGGCGTTCTGCCTGGCGATGTCGCCAACAGCGGCGCCGATATCGCCGGTGGTCGGCGTCGGGTTTAAGGATCCTCTCGCGTCGGCCACGTCGTTTAAGGCGGCGCCGGTCTGTTCGCGGGCCTGCATGCGGCGGTTCTGAGTGAAGTCGCTGGACCCCCAGCGGTTGGCGTTGGAGTTCTCCCGCATGCGGATGGTGTCGTTGCCGAGCGCGCTGGCCGGCAGCTGGACGCCCTCGCGTGCGGCTGCCGCGGCGACCTGTGGCGCCTCCGGGCGACCCATGCCGCGGTACTTCCAGTCGATGTAGCTCTGCCGCCCTGGGGCGGCACCGCCGGCTGCGCCGCCGCCGAGGATCGCGCCGAATAGCGCGGTAGTCTCCGGGTCGACCTTGAGCGCCCTGCCGGCCGCTTCGCCGATGTCGGCGCCATAGTGTGACGCAACTGTCGGCGCCACAGTGCTGCCGGTAAGCCTGGTCAGCGCGGCGCGGATCGCCTGCAGGGCGGTCGGTGCCGCGGCAATACCGCGGGCGATCGCCGCGCCGCCGCCACCGAGCAGGGCGCTGGCACCACCCTCGAGCAGCTGCCGGGTGGTGCTGGCATCGGCCGGCAGTGGCTCCGCGCCGACCGCGTTGAGCGCCATCGGACCGAGGTAGGGGATCTTGGTCTCAGGAAAGATCCCGGCCCGGGATCCGGCGTTGCCGAGCGCGATCGCCAGGTCGGGGATGCCGGTCACCGCGCCGCCGCCGATCCGCGCTGCGGTGTTGTAGAAGGAATAGGGGTCGCTCGGCGCCGCCGGAGCTGCAGCCGGGGCTGCGGCTGGTGCTGGCGCCGGGGCTGGTGCCGGAGCTGCCGCCGGCTCTGCGGCCGCGGCCGGTGCCGCGGCGCCGTCCCGCAATTGCTTGAACCGCTCGCCCACGGCCTCGTATTCAGGCGTCCCTTTCAGGTGCTGGTTCTCTTGGCCCCATTTCACCAGGTCTTCTATGGTCTCGGCCACAGCTATCTCCCGAATAAGACGGTGCCTTGTTCAACTGTTGTCGACGCCGGCGGCGGCGCTGCCGCTGCCGGTGGTGCAGCCGCTGCGCCACGCCGTCCGCCGGTAGCTGCCGCTGGTGCGGTTCTGTTGCGCACCGCCAATGCCCTGGCTTCGTCGAACGGTATCATCTGCATCAGCGGCGCCAGCACTGCCTTCGACGCAAGGCCGCTGTCGGTCGCGGTTTGGGTGTAGAATTTCTCCTTCTCCACTGCCGCGTTTTTTATTTCGCCCATGTGCTGCTGCATGGTCTTGATGATGTTGACGCGGGTCTGCGAGTCGAGACCTTCGCCAGTGGCCTGGCCGATCAGTGTATTGACCTGCTCCGGCCAACTGCCGATCTGGCCGACCATCTTGGTCTCGCCTTCGCGGACGCCGGTCAGGTCGTCCATCATCTTGATGAAGCCGTAGACGATATCGAGGTCGGCCGCCTTGTTGCCGGTGTAGGCGGACTGCACCGCTGAGTTCCAGGTCACGGCCGTGTTCGCGTAGCGTTTGATCTCCGGCAGCGCGGCGTATTCCTTGCGCAGCTCGATCGCCGAGCCCGGCTGGGTCTCGATCACACGGTCGGCGTTGGGGTCGACTGCCGCTGTCGCCGGATCTGTCGTTGCCGCGGCAGTACCTGCCGGCGCAGCCGTTGGCTGCATCATCCTGACCACCCACGGCGGGATCGGCTCTTTCTGGACGTGTTTGACGACCTGTCGATCGCCAACTTTTTCCACCACGCGCTCGGGTGGCCAGGCGATGCTGACCAACTGCTCGATCTGCGCCGCCTGTGCCGGCGTCGGCGGCAGTCCGCTTTTGGCGAACACTGCCAGTCGCTGCCGCGCCGCGTCCTTGTCCACTTTCGGAGACGCATCGGTCGGTGGCGTAGAGGCGAGCGTGTGGCCCTCGGCCACCGCACCGCCAGGACCAAACAACGGCCGACCAGTGCCTAACTCGGTCTTGAGGTTGTTGGTGGTAACGAGTTTTCCGGTCGGTTGGTTGTCGAGGCCGATTTCGGCGTAGGTGTGCGCGGTCGGCACGCTTTTCTCTTCGCCGGTGCGGAACCGGCCGGTGGTCTGGAACTGCAGCCGGTTCTGTTCTTCGGGGTCGGACGGCACGCCGCTCAAGCCGACGCGGCTCTTGGCATAAACACCTATCGTATCACCGGCGCCCTGGTGTGCCTGCGCCCTGGCGACTGCCTGGTAGAACGGCAGCTCGGCCTTGTAGCGGGCTTCCACCTTCGGATCGACGTACTTCTCTTGGTAGACGGTCGGCGGCAGAAACACCTCACCGAGCGGCGTGTTCGGGTCGTCCGGGTTCGACGGCCCCTGCCGCTCGATCGGGATATTGCGCGTGGTCTCTGGCGGCCCAGCGGTGGCGATCGCGTTTGCCGCGGTGTCGCCGGCGGCGACGGCGGCATCGAACTTGGCTTTGTCCTCGGCCTGCTTCTGTCGCAGCGCGACGATGTGCTCGACCGTCAGCTTTTGATCCAGCGCCGCCTTCGGTGCGCCGGTGATGCTCTTGGCAATGTTAGTTGCCAGGCTGCCCCAGGATGGATCCTGCTGGTAGGTGAGAAATTCCGATCCCATGCTGCCCTCATACGCTCGTAGCTAGTGCGTTGCCGAGGCCCTGGCCGGCAATCTGCGCGCCGGCTTGCGCCAGGCCACCAGCTGCGCCGCCGCTGTATTGTGAAATCTTGATCGGCTCGACCGCCTTGGCGACGTTGTAGGCCGACAGGCCGCCGGCGCGCTCGTTGCCGGCCAACCGGATGTCCTGGCCTGCAGCATTGAAAATGCTATTCGCGCGGTTGGTCAGGCCGTATTGAGATCCACCATAGGACTGCACGTTGGCCAGTGCCGCAATCCGCTTCCTCGCCTCGATCGCCGCCTGCTGGATATGCCCCTGGATCGCCGTCTTCATCTCCTCGGAGCCGTTCTGCTGGCCCGAGAACATGGCAGAGGCGAGCGCGTTCGGATCGCCTTCGGCCTGGTTGGCAAGCTCCTCCGGTGTCAGCGCCTTGGTCAGGCGTGCCGCTTCATCCTCCTGTGCTGCGGTCTGCTTCGGCGCCGCTAGCTCTTCGAGCGAGCCGCTGCGCGCGGCCTCGGCGTTGAGCCGTAACTGCTCGTCACGCTTCAGATACTCTTGGGATTGTCTTCGCTGATAGGCGACCCACTGATCGTTGGCAGCATTTTGCTGCGAGGCCATGTCTTGCTGCTGCTGCATGTTGTACATCGACATGCCGATCGAGAAGCCCAGGCCAATGATCGAAACGGGATCGCACATGGTTTAGCTCGTTACGGTTCCAGATCCAGATTCGCGACCGGTCCGGGCGGCGAGTGCCTTGTTGGCTTGATATTCTCCGACCGCCGGCGCGACCGCGGAGCCCAGGCCAATGGCGATCGGCTTGAACATGTCGCCCAATGCGCCAGGGTTCGGCTGCTGCAATTGCGCATTGCCCGCGGACGTGGCCGCGGTGTTGGCGGCGACGGTCGGGTCTTCGGTGGCGTAGAGCTGATTGTAGGCTTGCTGCTGCTGCGCCGCGATCGACTTGCGTAACTCAGCAGTGTCGGTGTCGGCCTTGGCCTTCAGCGCCGCTTCGTTGACGCCCTGCTGCTCGGTCAGCTTGTTCTGCACAAAGCCGGCAGCACCTGATCGTAACAGTCCGGCTCGCGCCAGGTCCGCCTCGGAGGTGCGCTTGGCCTCGCCGTACTGCTTCTCCAGCTGCGGCAGCGTGTAGTCGAGGCCAGCCTTGCGATACTTCTCATAGAAAGTGTCGCCGAAGTTGTCGTTGCCAAAGATGCTGTCGATCGCCGTCTTGCCCTGGTTCAGTCGGGCCTGGCGCTCGTTCTCTTTGTCGCGGGCTTCCTGGGCGCGCTGCATCTCCAGCTGCACCATTTGATTGTTCGATGGTCCGCTTCCGCCTTTACCGCCCATGTTCTCACCTCATACTTGCGCGTTCGGATCGACCGGCGCTTGCTTGTTGTAGTCCGCCCAGAAACCTGGCGGCGTCAGTACCGACTTGGCGACGATATTTCCCGTGCTGTCCTTGGTGGTCTCGGTGCCGGACACGCCCTCGGCCGGCGCGGTGGTGCTGTCCGGCGTTGAAGTATCTTCCGGCTTGGCCGTGGCATCCGCGGCCGCCTTCTTGACGTTGATGTTCGACTGGTAGCCGGTCATATCCAGCGGCGCCTTCTTGGCAAGCGTCTGCTGTGCCTCTTCCAAGGTTGCATTGCCCGACTTGTCGAGCGGCTCCTGGTAGTACTGCTGTCCGCCGCCACCCTTGCCGCCCATGACTACTCCTACTTGCTTATGCTGAGACTGCCTTGTGTGTTCGACGCTTTCTGCTTGCCTTGCGCATCCCAATTGGACGGCGGCGCCAGCAACGTCGACGCCAACTTGTCGCCGGTTGTGGTCTGCAATTTGCTGCCGCTGCTGATCGGACTGCCGGCCGAGATCGCCGGCCCGAGTGGCGCGTTCGGGTCGACTGCCGGCGCGGCCGGTGCCGCCGGTGCGGCGGCTGCAGGCGCGACGATCGGCGGCGCCACCGGCGCTGGTGCCGGCTCTGGTGCGGGCGCCGCTACCGGCGGGGACGCTTCCGGCGCGGGCGGCGCGATCCAGTTCGGATCGGTCTCCTTGTTCCAGAAGCCGCCGTAGCCGTCGTATTCAGGCGGCAGGGCCGGGTTGCGGATCCACGAACCGTAGCCGTCATAGATCGTGTCCGGCTGTTCCGTCCACGATCCGTAACCGTCATAGACCCGGTATGGCATGGCCCACCTATTTGGTTGTGCTGATGCTGCCAGGCGTGGTCGCCGGCTTCTGCGATGGATTTGCCCAAATCGACGGCGGCGGCAGCAGCGACCCAGCCAGGAGAGCGCCGGTGGATTGCGGCGGGCCGCCGCCGGGCTGCAGCTTGCTAATGATCGGTCCGCCGGCCGGGATCGCTGGCCCGAGCGGCTCGACCGGCGCCGCGGCCGCGGGAGCGGCCGGTGCCACTGGCGGCGCCACCGGCGCCGGTGGCGCCATCTGCGCCGGCGCCATCGGCAGATTCAACGGCGGTGGCGCCGCCGGTGTCGGTTCCGGTTCCGCCGCCCAGCCCGGCTCGGAGCCCCAGTGGTAGCCGCCGCCGATGTCGTTCCATGGCATGGTTACACCTGTCCGGTTGTGTGCATGCTGCCGGAGCCGTTGAGGCTCTGGGCTTTCAATCGGTCAGTCCACATCGACGGCGCCGTGACCGTCTGAGCGAGCTTCTCGCCGGTGTCCTGTGTGGTGGTGATGCTGCCGCCATCGCCGCCGGTAGCCTGCGCGTCCGGCGCAGCTGATGCGGCCGGCCCTGCCGCGGCCGCAGGCTCGGGTATGGACTGCGGCACGCCGGCTTCGAACGGCGCCTGGTGCTCGTCGATCAGTCCGCTCGGCGGATCCCAACCCCAGCCGGCCGATCGCGCTACCGGCCCCCAGGTGATGGCCGAGCCGCCGGGCGGCGCGCCGCCTTTGCCCTTGCCACCCATTACAGCACCACCGTGAAAATCATGCCGACTGGCTCGCCACCGAAGTGCCGGCCGATCATGTTCATTAACGAGTTCTGCTCCGGCATGCCGGAGCAGATCGGAAAGTTGATCACCTTGCAGCCGTCGCGGCGGGCGAGCGTGATGACCATGTCGACCAGGCGACGGCCGAGGTCGGTGCGCTGGTACTTCGGGATGGTGTAGGTCTCGTCCATTACTCCCATCGGTTCGGAGAACACCTCGAACACGTGGTAGCTGCAGACGCCAACCAGCTTGTTGTTGTCCAGCGTATCCAGCGCGATGACATACATGGCGAACTGGGTGCCGACCGCGTTCTCTAGGTAGCGTTCGGTTTTCTCCTGGTGATACTTCAGGTGCTTGGCCCAGCCTGACAGATGGAAGAACTCGCCGAGGAAGACGGCCAGCTGCTTGGCATCACTAGCCTCGGCCATGCGGACGTTAATGTGCGGTGTGCGCACAGAACGCTTGGGCTTGGGCAGGTCGACCACAGGAATATTCATCAGACAACCACCTGTACGAAACGAAGTCTTCGCCTTCGGTGCCATAGCCGGACAGCACGCCTTCGGCCTTGGCGCCGATCAAACTCATAAATCTGCGGACATCGTCGCGTCGTAGCAGTGCCACCGCTTCGACCCGGTGGATACCCAGCTCGACCAATAGTGGCAGCACGAACCCCCGTATCTGCCGCACCATTGGTAACACGGCACGGCCCCAGTCGTCAGTGCCGAAGGCGAAGCCGGCGGCCACGCCCTGGCGTTTTGGCACTATCCCCCACACCGAGATCGGCCCGCAGTCCAAGCTCCAAGCGCAAAACACAAACAGTTTATGCCGCATGATCTGCGCGGCGAGCCTGGTCTGGTCGGTGCCGGCCGCCACCATTTCTTCGGTGTCGGCCCAGCGCAACCGGCGCAGCACGTCTTGGATCATGCCCTGGTCGGCGTTGTCGATCCCGATCATCCGGTCTCGGCTCCTGCGTAATGCACCACCATGTTGGACAGGGTCTGCGGTCCCAGCTCCTGCGACCGCAGCCGCAGCGACATGTGGGTGGCGTGGCCGAAGAGTTGGATCTTGCCCTGCGGGAACGACGGGCCGTCGAATACGCCGATGACGTCCTCGACCGTAGGGTCGGCGACATTGAATGCGGCCGACACCTGCCACGGCACGCCGGAGCAGGTGGCGTCGAGCGCGGTGAAGCCTTTGAATGTGGCCACGCCCTCGCCGGCGTGGAACGGGAAGATCAGCTCGACCGGACAGTCGTCGTAGATGGGTCCGACATCGGAGGTGCCGCCGTAGGCATAGACCATGTTGTTGTCGTCGCGCACCACTACTCGGTTCTGGTGCAGGCAGGCGGCGGTGATGACAAAGCCGGCATCGTATTCACTCCAGGCCGTAATCTTCGGCCCAGGGAACGCCGATAGCACGTAGATCTTCGACGTCATCGGCGCGGCTTCGTTGTCCTTCGACCCGGCCATGATGATCCAGAACCTGCCGGTTACCGGCTGCAGCAACGCGATCGTGCCGCTCATCCAGTCCTGGCCCATGCTGCGGAACAGATCCTGCAGCAGCGGATCCAATGGCGAGCCGATGTCGGACACGGCTGCTGCCAGCGAGCTGTTGCGGGCGCGGAGTGATCTGACGCCGGACTGCGACAGGTACATCACATCGCCGGAGCCGTATTGCATCACTGAGCGCCACGCCGTTGTGCCGGCCTGGCGCAGGGTCTGCACGTATTGGTTCTTGGTGAAGTCAGGATCCATGATCCACAGCTGCACCGCGGTCGAGGAGAAGATCGCCAGCTTGTCGTAGTAGACCTCGAGCGCCACCGAATCGGTCATATCGGAATCGCCCATCGACAGGTCGATGAAGTTGGTCGGGTTCGGCGGCGCCATGCCGGACCAGTCGCCGGCGTTACCGATCGCCGAGAAGTACAAGATGCTGTGTTCGACCGTGTACATCTTATTCTTGTAGGTGCGGCAGTAGAAGCCACGCGCCAGCGGAAGGTCCAGGCCGTCGTAGTAGCGGCCGACGTTGCCGGCGGCATCCTTCCACAGAATGACGAACACTTTGTTGTCGAACAGGTCGTAGTCGATGATCTCGTACAGCGTGGTGGTCTGCTGGCCGAGCACGCCGACCGACCAGACGCCGGATGGCGGCTCGACCTTGTAGGGGCCGTTCGGGCCGAAGGCGTAGAGCTTCTGGTTGACTTCGACGAGGCCACGGCTGGCGGGATCGCAGTTCCAGAATGGCACGAACGCCATCCGCTTCTCGATCTCGCCGCCCGGCGTGACGTGGGCGTTGCGCATGCTGCGCAGCGTCCCTGCCGGCGCGGTCAGCTCACTGCGCCGCAGATCCAGACCGGCAGCGAAGTCGGTGATGGTGAAGTAGGGCAACTACTCCCTCCATCAGTTCGGAATGTAGTCGATATAGGGAACGCTGCGCCTGGTCTTGTCGGGGTCGAAGCCGCCGCGGTAGATGCCGCCCATGTTGTAGTTCTGCCGCTTGTCGGCGCCCTGGTCGGCTAAGAGCCGACGCAGATAATTCTGCGCCTTGGTCAGCTTCATGGGGGCCGCTTCGGATTTCTGGGTGGCCAGCATCTCGGCCGCGGCGAACAGCACGATCGCCTTGGAATCGATGATGCAGCTGTCGGTCGGCGCGACCAGCGGCGACAGCGGCGCCATGCCTTCGAACCGCAGCATATAACTCTGCTTCGGGTTGGCGACGTTGTCTTCCGGCGTCGGCAGCAACTGGAACTGGCCGACCGGGTTGGTGACTGGCGTGGCGCCGGCGATGTTGACCGTGACCCGGTTGCTCCAGCGCACCGGCTTACCGAAGCGGGTCGGGCCGAGCTGCATCATGAACGCCTTGATGCCGTAGGTCAGCGGCGTCCAGGAGGTCGACGAGGTGATCTTGGCAGCGTCGACCGGATCATCCTTGGTGACCTGGGCAATGTAGATGCTGACGATCTGGTCGAACCCCATCTCCGGCGGGTAGGTGTAGATCGCCTGACCGCCAGTGACTGGCACGTCGACCCAGAGCTTGAGGTGCTGCCAATTGTAGGCGTCCCACAGCTCGCGCTGCTGCCGGGCCAGCAGGATGTCGATCGTGTCCTGCGCCTGCACCCCCTGGGCAGGGTTGAGCGACGTGCCAGTCTCGGCACGCAGCTCGCGGCGCAGCTCCAGCAGCGTCACCCCCAATGGCACTAGACGGCGTCCTTATGCTCCGGTGGCGGTGGTGTCCGCCGGCCGCGGGCCGGCCGGAAGATCGGCTCGAGTTGGGCTTCCGCCTTGGCGACTTCGTCCTCTCCGTCGTCATCCTCGTCGTCGCCGTTGCCGTTGGTGATGGCCGGCGCTGCAACCTTGGTGGAGATCGCGCCGCCTTCGTAGCGCGGCAGGTTCACCTCCTCGGTCATCATGTAGTCCATGCGGAATGCCCGCCCCGGGAAGCACCGCTCGACAACTTCACGGCCGTAGATCGACATCAGTCGGTTCTTCTCTTCGGTCGGCCACACTTCGCCGATGCCGATCGGCATGATGTCCATGACGTTCTCGTCGCCGTGCAACGTCTGCAACACCTGGATCTCCGGCCAGGTCACCGCGTTGTGTGCGCCGTAAATCACAGTGTGACAGTTCTGGCCGGCAAGGTTGATCTTGCAGGCGCAGTATTGGATCTGCTTCGCCATCTCATCTCCCTATGGAATTAGAACCGGAGTGCTAAGAGTGTCCGCTCCCCGCACTCCGGCCCCGCGCTGCGATCAGACAATATCCATGACGACAGCGCCATTGAGGCGACGCGCACAGAGTTGCCCGGTCGAAGTGATGCTGCGGTAGATCACGTACTTATCAGGTGCGCGATCCGGTGAGTGCTGGTGACGCCACTCGTCTTGCATGGCGACCAGGTAGATGTCGCGGCTGTCATACCAATAGCAACGCTTGCTCTTGCCGAGCTGGTCCAGCGTCGGGTCGTATTCGAAGTCGGTGCCGGCATAAGAAATTTGCCCGACACTGACGTCCTTGGCGCCGGAGAAGCCCTGCATGCTGTAGTTACCGTTGGCGCGCAGCTCAGCTTCCAGAGCAGCAAGCCAGTCGGATCCGCAGAAGCCCGTGTTCGGCTTGGCGCCATACCGTGTGAGTTGCCGGTATTCCTTCTGCAGCAGGGTGATCAGCGCGCCGCCGTTGGCAGCACTGGACGTAATTGGCCCGCCGCCCCAGGCCGACAGCGCCGGCGTGCCAGTGACCGCCGTACCCATGGCCGAGGTATAGGCGCGGTTTCTCCACCACGGCTTCTGCGCCCGGTTGATGCCGGCAACAATGCCGGTGCTCGGATCGTCGGTGATCAACGCCGCCATGCCGGCCAGGGCTTTGGCGTCGGTGGCGCCGTTGGTCCACAGCAGGTTGTTCATGCAGCGGGCATACTGCTCGCTGACATCCTGCAAAGCGTCCTGCAGAAGGCCGACCAGCACGGTGTCGTCACGCCCCGAATGCTCGGAGGTGTCGTCCATGTCGCCGGAATCCTTGACGGTGATGCCGTCGGTCTTCAGCTCACTGTGCGTGAGCATGATCCCGATGTGCATCTCTTTCCACGGAAACACAGCCTGGGTCAGGTTGGCAGGGGTGTAGTAGGTGACCGCGTCGTCGAGCTGGTAGCCCTTGAGCTGGTCGTCGGTACCTGGCGCCGCGGTGTTACCGAAGTCGCCTTTGACCGAGATGATGATATTCCCCTTGCCGCCGGGGAAGGTCTTTTTCTTGGACTCCATTGCCGCCAGCAGCGGCTTCTCCTGGATGGCTTCCTGAAAAGCCGTCCCTTTGTTCATCCAGTAGTCCAACGCCGCCGTGGTTATGTGGGCGAGCAGTGGAGCAGAATATGTAGGCATTTAAGCACCTCTGGAATTAGAGGCGCGGCGCTCCCTCGCGAGCAAATTTGACTGCTTCCAGCAGTGACTTTGGCTCGGGTGCCACACCAGCGGTTCTTCCGGTGCTGCTCGGGACGCGCGATGTGGCCATTCGCTGGGGTTGGGACCAAGCCTTGTACTGCTCGTTGACACGGCGATACGCCTCTTGGGCGAGTTGGATGCCGTTCTCGGGCGACTTAGGTGGACCGTAATCCTGGACGAGTGCCATCATCGTGGACTGAACAGCGGCTTTTTTCGCCGCATAGCGAGGGTCCGTTCGCACGATTCCCAATTCCCAGTTATTGACGGCAATCGCCACCTTCTCTGCCAAGATCTCCCGCCGCAATTGCTCCTGCTGATCCTGCGACATCTTCTGGTGCTGTTGCAGTGCGGCCTGTTGTCGGACCGCATTGTTCTGCGCCATTGCCTTGTCCATGCGCTCGCGTGAGTACATGGCCGCGGCTTGTGTCGTCATATGCCCCTGCTGCACTGACTGCTGCAGATCAGGGGGCAGCGAGATGCCGAGGTACTCCTCGCAGAGTTTCATGTAGGGCTGCACGCCCGTATGAAACTTCACGAAGTCACCGCGGCGCATCGCCGCCATCAGCTCAAGGCCAAACAGGAAATCGTCCTGACCGATATCGTTCTTGCGAAGATAATCGGTGACCTTGCGAGCCATATCAGCGTCCGGCTCGAGCGACTTCAGACGCTGCACCTCGGCCGACAGTTTCTGCCGTTGCGAGTTGAGCTTCTTGATGCGCCGTTGCGCGGCTTTGGAAAGCTTGGCTAGTTCGTCAGGTGTCGGCTCTTCCGACAATTCGGGTTCGCGTTCGGACTTCCTTGCGACTTGGGATGGCGAATCCCCCTTGGAGCCGTCGGTGTCCGAATAGTCGTCATCCTGTCGCAGCTCAGGCACTGCGCTCTGGATGGCGTCTAGGAGACTACCGCCGACATCGCCGGCGTCCGTACCTGGCGAAGGTACCTGCTCGATCGACGGTGCTATCTCAGTGGATGGCACCTTGTCGTCATCGGCCATATCAAATTCCCCCGGTGCCGATCGGCACCTTCAAGCGATCATTACGTCAATTCAGGTTGTTTGTCATCAACCTGGCATTGTCGGCATCGTCACCTGCTGCGGCATCGGATGCGGCCGCGCCGGCGGTGCGCCGGCCAGTGTCTGCTGCGCGTCGGGCGCCGACGGCGGCGGCGCTGCCTTGGCGCCGCCATCTGGCGCGTTGACGGCGCCCTGCGGACCCATGGCCGCGCCCGGCGCAGCGCCTGCGCCGGCCGCGGTTGGGCCGGCGCTGCCAGACATAGCACCGTTCATCGCAACGATGCTCGGCAGCGAGGACTTGAATGCCTCGGTCAGATCGAGGCGATCGTCGAGCCGGCGCAGCGTATCCTTGGCCAGGAACTCCGGGTCGATGCCGGGCAGCTGGATGAGCAGCGGCATCAGCCGCTGGGCGTTGGCGATCTCCTGCGCCTGGTTCGGCCGGCCCATCGAGCCGGCCTCGATCTCCAGCAGGATCTCATTGGCGATGTCCTGGGCGACCGGCTCAGCCGGCCACACCGCGCCCTGGCCGACAATCTTCTTCACCCGTTCCTGCGACATCTCCCGCATCAGGATCTGGCCGCCGTTGCGCGCCAGCTGCGTCAGCAGATCGTTGAGGTCGTCGATGTTTGACCCCATCGAAGTCATCCGCGAGCCTTCGGCAATCTGCGCCTGGGTCGCGGTGGTGTTGCTGGTCCCACCGAGGTTGGCTTCCTGGATGCCGGTGGTGCGCAGAATGTCCTCATAGACCGGGTTCACTTCATAGAGATTCGGATCTATCCCTGGACCAGCATAGGGTTGAAGAAGCTGTTTGACGTCCTGCTGCGGCTGCAGCGCGTTGAACTCGATCACCGCATTGGCTTCGCGGTTGGTCAGCTTCTCCATATCCTCTTCGTCCATGGAGCCCGACACCACCGCGGTGAACGGCCGGCCGGCGATGCGCTGCTCTTTCAAGCCCTCGCGGCAGCGATTGTACTCGAGCTGCATGTCGCGCATTAACCTGACATCGCTCGGCGGGAACAGCTCGGTCTCGTCCTCGATGCCGTTGAAGATCAATGCGTACCAGGGATAGAACCGCTCGTTGTAGATCTCCGGCGATGCCGGCTCTTTTAAGAATTCCCGATAACCATCGCAGACCACATAGACCAGGCCATCGTTACGATTGTAAATCTCCCAGACGATCGCGTTCGGCT